CTTTGCGTATAAGTGACTCAATAATGAATTGTTCTCGTTCGTGGAAACTATGTAAGGGCAATGGATGATCAAGTTTATTTAAAACTTCTTTTTCTTCATTGCTTACCGCAATAGTGAATTTGCTTATTAATTCGTTTATCTTCATTTCAACGCCTTCATACCTGGATTATCAGGTACAGAACCTTTACCAGCTACTGCATCTGCTTTTGCTTTTATAATTGGATCTAATTCTTTTTTAGTGTATATAAATGCTGTTGGCTCACCAGGTTTAGGCTTTGGATTAGCTACTGTAACTTGGTCACCTTTAACGTCTTGAATACTAAATTCTTGTTCTTTTCCACCCATCGAGGGCATTGATAGTGAAGCACCTTTTTTAAGGACTGCTCCAGCTACTTTTTGTTGTGCTTTTTTTATTATACCAGCAGTACCTTTGGCAATTTTTTGTCCTATGCCTTTTCCTGCTTTGGCACCTAAGTCTGCGGCTTTCCCTGCAACTTGTCCGGCACCTTTTGCTACGGCTGAACCCATCTTTGCTCCTACACGACCAACGGCCGCTATAGCAGGAACAATTTCTACTATTTGTTCTTCTTCAACCTTATTTTTAAATTCGAAAGCTCTCATACTGCTATTTAATCCTTTTTGACTTAACTTTTTTAGGTTTGAATGCCTTAGTTGCTGTCTTAGATACATTTCGCTTAGGTATTTTTCTACTTGTCGTTGCTTTCTTTCTTCTAGAAACAGCTTTATCGTATCTTTTTTGTGATAATGGTTTATTAGCTTTTGCAATACGTTTTGAAGTTGCACCAGCTCTTTTACGTCTATTAATTGATTGTTGGGTAGTTGCTCCTTTTGAACGTCTTACTTTCTTTAGTGTGTTCATGCTTTTTATATTTTTAGCCGCATTACAAGTATCCGCTTTAGCAACAATACGTCCTTTTCTAGCACCTGACGTACATCTAAATTTCCTAACAACTTTACCTTTATTTCGTCCCCAGATAGCTACAACACCTTCTGTTAATACTTCTGGAACTATGTCAGATACACGCATGGTTACTTCTTCCTCGTTGACTTAACACGTTTAGGCTTGAATGGCTTCATACCTCTTCTTGGTGCTTTAGTAGTAGACCTAGAAGCTTTGTTCAGTGCTTGTACTCTAATTGAAGCTGGGTTTGTACGCATTGTCTTATTTCTCTTACGCATCATCTTTGCTCCGAGTTTAGCTCTAGTACGTTTCATTCGTATTTTTGCTTTAACATTGGGAGCGGCAAAACATTGGGATATTTTAGCCACAATTCTACCTTTGCGACGACCAGCAGTACAGCGGAACTTTCGAACTACTTCTTTGCCTCGTCTACCCCAGATTTGCTTCTCGTCAAGCGATTGAGTTATCTCACGTAGCAACATACGTGTATTTATGTGTTTAGTAAAAGGATTAGTTAAAATTCATTAGGATGACAACTAGTGTGGAAAGTAAGCCTGCAATTATTGTGCCTGTAGCACCAACTATTACTTTCATCATCGACTTGTTACCATGTAGTATATCGGTATGGATATGTTCGACCTTAGTTTCAATTAATGTTAATCGACGTTCTAAGGTTTCATAGCGTTCGTGACATAGTGCCACGTGGGCTTCTAAATTATCTGCTTCAATGTCTTGTTGAGTGCGTTTCTGTTGCACCATTATATCTCTCCATTCCGTTAATTATCGTGGAAGGGGCCTATTTTTAATTGCCTTATATTATAATGTATGCCTGGTGAAACGCAAAGAATCTAACAACTTAACTTTTCACAATAGTATTTATACTTGTGGTCCATCAGTATTATCTACTAACTTAAATACTATATTTTGTGCCTGTACATCTGTTGTTCTAAATGCGTCATTATTATTTAGTATAGTTTCTGATAATCCTTTAATAACGGGGACTAAATCAAAGTCAACCTTTAAGGTGTCTTCACTTAGTGCATAATCACGTTCAATACTTAAACGAAATGTCCAAACATTATGCTGACCTTTATGCTTAGTACCAAACCCTAAATCATCAACCTTACATTTCTCTACTGCTGGCCAGGTCCCGAACTCTGGATTAACTCGCATACTTAATACTTGGAAAAATGTATTCCAATTTGCTTGTTGATTAATCAGCATCCGATCCTTACTTTTAAATTTAGTTTGACCAGTTTGTGTTATATCAATTAATGTTTTGATTTCAAATGATTGCATGACTTGTATACTTAGCGGTCACAAAAAAAGGGTCCAGTAAAACCTGAACCCTTTTCTGTACTGTTTTAATAGTAAAGTGTAATTAAATTACGCAGATACTATAAATTGTCCACCAGCAGTTGCAGTTGCACCTGAGGCATCATAATTTCCAGATCCTACTGCTGTACCTAAGTTACGTACTGCTACTTGTAGTGCCGCCGCGTCCCATTGTGAATCGTCAACTACTACGTTAACTAATCCAGCTGTTCCTTCGCTGTTCATTGCGATTGGGTTAATTGCTTGTGCTAATGCTTCTAAGGCTTTACCAATTCCACCTTCAGCGGCTAATGATGCGCCACCGTCGATTACGTAAAAACCTAAGTTTGCTGTTGAATATAAGGTCTCGTGTGCGTGACCTAATCCGTTTGTTCTTGCTACTCCAGCCATTTTATTTCTCCTATTTTCTCTAATGACCCTGACATACTTTCTCTTGTATGTTAGTTAATAGTATTTAGTCGATTGGGGGAATTTTGGTTACTTTTTGCTCTGTAATGCTCGTTTTTGGAGTGCTTTAAGCATTGTGATGTATCCTGGGCCAGCTTTTACAATATCATCCAGTAATTTAATAGCCGGAAAGTAAGAAGCAATAAAAGGAGACGGAACACTTTTGCCTGCCTTTGCCATGTCTAAAAACTTTTTAGTACCTACTAAGTTACGTGGACCTACAATGTATCTATAAAACATTAAGTCTTTATTTGATGTAGGTGTTTGGTCAGGAATACTAATTGTAGGTTCGTGATCCTTAACCATCGAAGTTTCTAAGTCTCTGTTAGTTGATAGTTCTTCTAAGTATGAAATTAAATCACTATTTCTTAATTTTGCTCTAGCGGCAAATAATAGTTTTGTTGTTACTGACTTTTTGTCACGTATACTAGCAGTACCGTAATTAACAAGGTACCGTCTAATTGATTTATACTCGGAGTTTATGCGTAACATATTTTCTATACGCATAAACAATTCTGAATTAGTACCAACAGTACCACCGGAAGCTATTTTATGAAGGTATCCATTTAATGCTAAGAGTGGAAATGATATACGTTTTCTCAAAGCCAATGCGGCCGCTGGATCTTTTAATTTATTAACTGCTTCTTCTGGTCCAGCTACAAAATATATTAAGTTATATAAATCAGTTCCATGCATACGAAAGTGCTTATAGTTTTGATTGTCTACAGTCTTTTTCGCATACCCATTAGCAATACCTTTAGAAGAACCTGGGTATTGCCTTAGTAACTCAAGAATCAATAGCGATAAGTATAGCCTTTCACCACAGTCAGTATATGATAACTTCTTTTGGTCAGTACTATTGCGAGTCATTCTCGCTTCATATATCTCGTCTAAGAATTTGAGTTCCATATCGCCTACTTCATATACTTGTCAGCAAAGATATTAATCATCTCTTTTGGATCTTTAACTGCAAGAAATTGTTCTAATCCAGCTGATTTTTGAATGTCTTTAGTAAACTCAAAACGTATAGCTGGCTTAACTCTATCAGTAGTTGCCATCATACGTAATGTTTTAGCTTGTGCTACATCAACTTTCATTTTTTTACCATCATCAGTTGTAACGGTATTCAACGGCTTTGGATTAGATTGTGAATCTAATATTTTGCCTAATTGGTTAAACATCATATCTTGTTTAAATCCTGGATCGTCGTTATCGTCAACGTCTGCTGGATCAATACCTCTACGCATAAAGTCGGTATCTGTAAAGTCACTTGCTCTCATATTAGTCCCCTCTCGTTTTACTGCTCTGTTAGCCGCACTAAAGCCTGCACGATTAACTAGTTTTATATCTCCTTTTGGATTAGCTAATACATAACCTTCTCCTCCAGGCTTACCACCTATTGATGCTTTAACATCAGCAGGTTGATTTTCTAATTGATTAATGATATCATCTTTAACTCTCATGATACCGTTTACTGTTTGCCATAATGCATTAAAAGCCTTAATATTTGTTTTTACATATTCAATAATTTTTGCTTGTTTATTTTTACTTACTTTGCTACCTGATAGCCATTGTACAAAGTCTTTACCTAGTTTATCTAATCCTGTATCAACTTTACTATTAGTATATGTATAAAGTATTTGAGAGAAGTCACTAACCTTCATTGCGGCTAATGTTTCTTTGTTTAATAAACTGTCAATCTCGTTAGCATTGTTACTTACAATTCCACTTACTTCTTTAATGCTACTCATGTCTACGTTTGGAGCATCAACTACAGTCACTGGTGGTAATACTAATACTTCTTTACCTTCAAATAGAGGTGTTTGACCTAAAGGACCTTCGTTACCGTTTTGATCTACAACTCTATGAATAACTACACCAGTTTTACTTCTTGCTATTTGTTTACCTATGTCACTATCTTTTTGTACTGTATATGTTACTGTATTAGGTTTAAAGGACAGCGTTTCACCTATTGTATCAGGAGTATTAAAGTATAACATGTCTCCTTTGAAATAGCCTTTGTGTTTTTTAGGTACAGCTTTTTCAAATTCGTCAAATACATCTTTCATATTGCCTGCAAATGCTTTATAACTGTCTGACTTCTCGCCACCTTTACCTCTACCAAGTAACATGGCCTGTAAGTCATCGCCACTTTGTGACTTACCATCATATCCTTTTGCACTAAAGCCTGACTTGTCTGTAAAGACAAACTTGCCATCTGCATCACGACCAAATATTACAGCAGGTGATCCATCCCATTTGATTGTTACATCTTTGTGTCCACCTTTGGCCATGTTAGCTAAAGATTGCAAAGCACGTTTGGCTCCAGCACTTCCTTCCCAGAAGATGATATCTTCTGCATGTTGGATACGTGCTTCCATTTCTTTTACAATTTGTTTAAATTCAAAAAATCTCATTATGGTAGCTCTAGTCCATCTTTTTCAAACCAGTCTTTGGCATCTTTAACTAAGTTTTCGTAATTAGGGTCTGCTTTAATTTTAGCATTAATTGATTCTACACTTTGTAAGTCTTGCGGAGTTGCAGTTGGACCCATTAAAGTCTTTGCAATAAACTTTGGATCCTTTGCACCTTCCAAAGGTTCGTTGCTTATTCTATCAACTAATCCATTTGAGGGGCTCCACTTATATCCTAGTGCTTTTGCTAACGAGGCAATCATAATCATACGGTGTTGGCCTTTAAAGTTACTTTTTGCGTCCATGCCACCTAAAGCAAATTTCATAAACTTCTGATCACCAAACATTAAATCTGTTTGTACAAATCCGTTTTTCTCATTACCTCTAATAGGTGTTTTAAAATGTACTGAAATACCAGACTTTCGAATCCATTGTTTAGGCTCGTCATCAGGATGATTTTTAACTACCCATGCTTGTAATTTTCCTACTAGATCGTCTTTACTAACTTTATCTTTCTCAATAGCAACATCTAAATCACCACTAGTGTCTTTAACACCAGTACTGCCAAGCATATGGCCTTTATGATCTAATCCAGTGATCTTTTCAAGCCAACCTAATGTAGGCTTTACATCTGCTTTATTAATACGGATTGTAGCTGGTTCGCCCTCAGCATTTTTGAATATGTTACCGCCTTCATTGAGAATCATTTGTTTTCCTTGCTTCAACTATTTTATCAACGCCACGTTTAAATTTACGAGGATCACCACTTCTAATACTGTTTATAAAACGTCTTTCTAATTCTGCGGCTGTATCTGCGTCATAACTATCAGTTATTCTGTTTAATAAATTAATCGAACTTTCAATTAAGTTATTCCCTGTTGACTGTATTAATGCTTCGTTATCAGTCGTACGGTGAATACTGTTTAGTTCTTCGAGTATAGATCTAGTGGTTCTTTTCATGGTTTCGTTTCCTATACTGTATTTAGTTGCCTGTGTGTAAATACTTCGACGATAAGGTGCTGGCGCATGGAGATAAATACCTATATTATTACTATACCATAAACTAATAAAAATAAAGGAATATTAATGTTCAGTAAAAAATTAACGAAACCAATAGCTAATTTATCATTTGAACACCGTGCATTACTTTTTGCTGAACTAAGTGCTATTGCTTATTATGAAGGGGAAGATGCAACTCGAGAAGGTAAAAAGCTAGGCTTTACTACTATAGAATACTATAATATTAAAGGTGCAGAAGCATATCGTTTTATGAATAAGCATGATTTTGTAATTGCTTGTCGTGGAACACAACCTAAACAATGGAACGATATTAAAGCTGATGCAGAAGCATGGCCTGTTGTTTCAGAAACAGTCGGACGAGTTCATAAAGGATTTAAACATGAAGTTGATAAGTTGTGGCCTCAAATAGAAGAAGACTTAGAAAGAGAACAAGCAGAACGTAACGTTTGGTTTACTGGACATTCGTTAGGTGCAGGCATGGCAACTATATGTGCAAGTCGTTGTAAAGGCGAAAATAAATGTACGAATCCTAAAGAGTTACATACTTATGGAACTCCAAGGGTTGGTTGGCCTAGTTACATTAATCATATTCCGTTCAAACATTACCGTTGGAGAAACAATAATGATATTGTTACTCGTGTACCAATGCGTTGGATGGGTTATAAACATCACGGCACTTGTCATTACTTTAACCATTTTGGTAACCTTAGAAACTATACACCTTGGCAAATAGCTAAGGATCGTTGGCGTGGATTTTTTGTTAGTATATTAAAAGGTAAGTTTGATCCTATTTCTGATCATAATATTAATGAATATATTAAACACTTAAACAATTTAGCAAATAGTAGTAAAGAAGTTCCGCAACCATCTGCTATGAAAAGTTTAGATCCAATTACATTAATGCGTTAATACAATGAAGAATAACTGGTTTGATATAGACTATGTCAAAACATCAACACCAACGTTATATGCATTTGGGTGTAGTTATACTTACGGTCAAGGATTAGAAGATTGTAACGGTAAGCCATCTAAATCAAGTTATGCCTCAATATTAGGCCGTCATGCTAATCGAACTGTAAGGAACTTATCTTTTCCTGGTTCTAGTAACAAAGAAATATTATATACTCTCAAATTAGTTCAAGAACACTTTAAGCCAAATGATTTAATTATCTTCCAATGGACTTATATAAATCGTTCAATGATGATTTCAAAAGATGGGGATCTGGATCGATGGGGGGTTGACTTTGATCCTGAACGTAGAACTGATAGACTAGGTGCTTGGATAAAATCTAAAAAAGCAAAAGGGTATTATCAAACAGTTTGGAGCCCCGATGACGATCCTCATACAACTTCCTGGTATATAAATTATGCTGAATTGTCTTTAAGAAAGCAAGGAATTAAAAGCATATTACATTTTCAACCGCCTGGGCTAGATAATCTAGAAGCAAAATTAATATCAGATTTACTTGAACCTGATATAGAATATTGCAAGTATAATATAGTAGATTATTATATTGATAAAGCACAAGACGGGCAACACCCTGGACTTAACTCACAATGTGAGTTTGCATCTGCTCTAATCAAAGATTATCGTAAGATGTTTAGTGTAACCCGTTAGGTATAATAACATAGTGTATTGACAATACAATTCCTACTGACACAATTAGTCCTAACATCATTTTTAAGAAGTCACGGCCTATTATAGGAAACACATACTTAAACTTATAGTTTTCCATAAGTGTTGATATTGCAAGTTCTCTTCCACATAACAATCCAACAAAGACCCAAGTAGTACTCATAGGAATATCATTATACTCTCTAAAGAACATTAATATAAATGCATATACTACATTAATTAATGTTGCTGAACGCACATACCTAGTGCCAGTCTTTTCTAAAACAACGTGTTGAATCTTTCCTCCACGTTCATAAAACGTGTATCCTAAGAATACTATAAACACAACAGATACAAAAAGCGTCCATTCAACGGATAATACTCTAGGAAGGAATACAGCAATATTGGCCATGTCGTGTGATAACCAAGTGTACCATAAGAATGCTGTAGTGATCCAACTACCAACACGCCAATAAACTTTATGTGTTTCAGGTACCTTATCTGCTTTCTCATCTATAACACGTTCAACTACCATCCAAATAGCATAAGCAACTATTGCCGCTAAGGCATATCCTATAATAGATTTAACTAACATCTTTTCTAATACAAATGTACTAGCAAATGCAGACAGGACTAAGAAACTTGTTGATACAGGTACGCCAACTCGTGTTAGTAATAGAAGTACAAGTGGAGCAGTTGCATGGTACCATTGTACTTCTTGGAAAGGTATTTTGTTTAGTCTACCAAATGATATGTCGCCCCCGTTAATATACCACCCATACCATAATGTAAATATTAAAACTGCTGATGCTGATAGCCAAAGTGTTTGCCAATTAAATGATGGCTCTGTGTTACCTGGATGATCTGAGTTAGATGCTATCCAAGGACCTAATGTTTGTACACTATCATTAGCAACAACCGAGTATGCCGCAAGAATAAATCCTACGATCATATAAGTTAATTCCATATTTTATTCCTTCTTCTCCTCTTTTGGTTTTTGTTTCTTATTACTATAGCCATCTTTAGCCCAACCATTTCCTTTGAGTTGAAAAGATGGTGCATCTATATCTCTTTCCATAACACCTGTACAACCTCCTTGTTCACAAGGAAACTTCTTATCTCGTTTGTCAACATCTATTATAATTTCATCTGAATAACCACACATATTACATCTGTAAGTATAAATCGGCATTATTTTATTTCCGTAAAGTCTGGTGGGAAAAATATACCATGCCTCAAATCCATTTGATTCAATGTAATCTTCCCATCTTTTTTTAATATTTTAAACTTGGGTTCATCATCGGGCATTAATGCCATCAAATCAAATATTGTAATATCTTCTCCATTTATTTCTAAAATAATGTCTCCCTTATGAATACTCCATCTTCTAAAGGCACTCAACTTTCTAACATTTGTTATTATAAAATCACCATTAGTATTTTCCAGTACTGTAATTTTTAAATTACTTAAATACATTGGTGTGAAATTATTTATATTCTTATTCGGCCAAGCATGTGCATTAGATGTTAATAACAGTATAATAATTAAATATTTCATTCTCTAGTCACCTGTGTAAAGTTTTTAACTTTTTCTACTATCAACTTATCTGGAAACTTATCGTCTAATATATCCCCTGTATGATTTAATAGCTGTATTATATCACATTCTATCTATTATGTCAACCTTTTTGACACTTTATATAAATACCCATATAATCAATACAGACACTGGAAAAGACTAGGGTATTGCTATTCCTTAAGCATATTTTTTAACAATTTATACTTAAGGTAAAAATGGCATACAAAGTAAAACGACTAATTTGCAGAATGCGAATGTGGTATGCTGAAGTTCGAGGACATAAAGGTAAAAGATGGAACTACGAACCTTCAGAACACTACATGGGCAGATCCAGATCCAAGAAACATTAATTTAAACCACTTTTAGTACGGTTTTCGCTTGACCTATGTAAATACTTGTGTTACTATAATCATAGTACACCATATTAGCGGCAGATAGAGGAAGACCAATGAAAAGCAGGACCTAGATAACCGCACTAGACTTACTCACATTTATTGATAGATTACCAATTACGGTAATGCATAAAAGATAAGAGTGGTTTAGGGCCTAACAACAATCGCGGCGTAGCCCGAATAAATGTTTTCAGATAGCGAGCCCCCTGTAGAGAATCAATAGTACCTACAGGGGGTTAATCTTTTCTGCTATATAATAGTATGTTTAGAAAAATTTTAAATTGGTTTAGTAAATTTGGTGATTGGATGGCGCAAAGTGATAGAGAAATGCGTGAAGCCGGTTACATTGTTAGTTGGCCACCTATGGGATGCTCTTTTGGTGCTCCGTACGTTCATTATATAGGACCACCTAAAAAACCCCATATAAATAAACAAACTAATGATAGACCTAACACCATTTCAGGAGAAGATCCAAGAACTTAAAGATAACGGCAATTACCGTGTCTTTAACGATATTCTCCGTACCAGAGGACAATATCCTAACGCCATATGGTATGGCAAATATAATATTAAGGATATTGTAAATTGGTGTTCAAATGATTACCTAGGTATGGGACAACATCCAGTTGTTTTAGATGCCATGAAAACTGCCCTTAACCAGACAGGTGCGGGTGCAGGTGGCACACGAAATATTGCTGGAACATCTCATTATCATGTTGCATTAGAGCATGAGTTAGCTTCTCTGCATAGCAAAGAGTCAGCTCTGCTTTATACTTCAGCTTATGTTGCCAACGAATGGACATTGATTGCTCTTAAACGAATCATTCCCGACATTGAATTTGTAAGTGATAGTAAAAATCACGCTTCATTAATTGAAGGAATCAGAAACAGTGGTGCTAAGAAACATATTTTTAAGCACAATGATCTAGAGCAGTTAGAAAGTATACTGAAAGACGTCAAAGGAACACCTTGTGTTGTTTTTGAGTCTGTGTATAGCATGGATGGATATGTCAGTAAATTAGATGACATTCTCAACTTAGCTGAAAAATATAATGCCGTTACATATCTTGATGAAGTCCACGCCGTTGGCCTGTATGGTGAAACAGGTGCTGGTTGGTCAGCAAAGCAAGGATCACAGGACAGAGTTGATATATTAAATGGTACGTTAGGTAAAGCCTTTGGTGTACAGGGTGGATATATAGCAGGGAAGGCAGTTGTCTTAGACGCTATCCGTTCGGTCGCCTCAGGTTTTATTTTTACTACTTCTTTATCACCAGTCACTTGTGCTGGTGCTTTAGCAAGTGTAAAATATTTGCAGGACAACAATCAACTACGAGTACAACATCAGGAACGTGCTAGTCATTTAAAGGACCTATTAAGAGCGAATGGTTTACAAATTTTTGAAAATGAAACACATATAGTACCGGTCTTCGTAGGAGACGCAAAACGCTGTAAAGCAATGAGCGATGCCTTAATCAATGATTTTGGAATTTATTGTCAGGCTATTAACTATCCTACAGTAGAGGTAGGTACTGAACGTTTACGGTTTGCTCCAACTCCGCATCATACAGATGCTATGATGGACAATTTAGTAGATGCTTTAGTTAAAGTAGAGACAAAGTCACATAGAAAGGCTTTTCTCTAAAAGGAGTTGTATGAAGATTAATATAAAAAAGGCATTGTGGTTTAGTTTAGGTTGTGTCCTATTAGTAATTGCAATTATCGGTGTATATCTACCAGGGTTACCTTGGTCGACACCGGCAGTAGGTGCGGCTTTCTGTTTTGCACGAAGTTCGGATCGTATGCATAACTGGATTATGAACCACAAACTATTTGGACCCTTTTTAACTAACTGGGCTTCTAAAAGAGTATTCCCTACAAAAGCAAAGTATTTGATGTTGGTAACAATGGCATCAAGTTTATGTTTAATGTGGTTTACGACAGGAAACATAAAAGCAATTATGTGGACAGGTGGTGCAATGTTATGTTGTGCTATATGGGGTTGGAGATATCCAGGTTCCATAGAAGAACATAGTAGAAGAAAAGACGCAGGCGAAAAGATTGCTTGGTTAAAGTAATCACATCTTAATTACTAAGGCGATAAATACACTATACTATATATTGTGGATAGTATTATCGCCTTAATCACGAACAGCTACATTGGTGTAGCTTAATTCAAAATCTAAAAAATTTAGCGGTATTTCCACAGGAGTTTACAATGACAATTAAACGTCATGTAATGGCTGGACTTCTTATATTATTTTCAATCTTTTTAATGTCGCTAGTAACGAAAGCTACAGCTCATGAAGGCATTCATGAAGGCATGGCCGAACATGAACTAATGGAAGTTCCTAAAAAAGGAACGACTAATCAATTCTGGGGTGAATGGTTTGGTGAGAATCCCTTTATTAAAGAGCCATCATTGGAGTTTGTTCACGATTGGAAAGTAAATGAAGTTCCTAGAAGTATTACAATATATTATGATGTTAATAATGATGGATTTCCTGATGTAGTTTTTGCTCACCCTATAGTGGCTGAGAATCAAGCACCAGCATGTGGAACACACAGAGATGAAGAATCTAGACACTTAATGTTTACAACATGCAAAATCGAACCTGGACCTCACACTGACTATTTTGTCACCCACGAACATAGTATGTTTAGAATTCTAGACCAACATACGTGTTCAAATTGCCCATTAAAGTAAGTAGTTATAGTAGCAGTTTATTCTGTAAGGTGTATATCTCGTAGTGTCTGATAAATAAGTATATACAATATAATAAGTTTAATCGGGCACAACTCTACCAGGTTGAGAAATGCAGGAGCAAGAGGGCATGAAGAAGTTTTCAATACTTATTGTTACTGTCATGGTAACAATTTTTTTAATTAGTGCAACGGCACACGCCGATAATACAGTAACATCTACTGTTACTGGAACGACTACTGTAGATCGAACACCACCTACAGCTAGTGCACCAAACGTAATGATAAACAATCAAGATGTATGTTCTACAGGCACAAGCGCCGCTATACAAACCCAAATTTTTGGTATAGCTGGCGGTACAACCATTAGAGATTTAAACTGTGAAAGACTCAAGTTATCTAGATCATTGTATGGTATGGGCATGAAGGTTGCGGCAGTAAGTCTTTTATGCCAAGATGCAAGAGTATTTGAAGCTATGGAAATGGCAGGAACTCCTTGTCCTTATAAAGGCAAAATTGGAGTTGATGCGGCGAAGGCATGGGCAGAGAATCCAGAGAAGCGTCCCGATTATGAGAAATGGTTGAAGGAACATGAACTTGAAAACGTTGAAAAAGAATGGAACAACAATAAGAAGACTTGGGGCGTTGGCCTTGGTAGTCTTGCTATGTTGCTCTTCCTCTTATAGTCTAGCATACGATCAACAATATACAGTTGGCGGTACAGGCCCGCAAGGTGGCGTTGTGACTTCTGTATCTGTTGCTAGTGAAGTTACAGGAACTTCTACTTCACAAGTTGGCGATAACTTAGAAACTACTACAACAACAAATTTTACAGAAACAGTTATAGAAAACGTAACGTCTACGCAACAAGTAACACAAACAACTATTACTGTAACAGAAGAGGATGTATCTACAGGCGATGTTATTGTTAATTCTAATTTAAATGCAACCGGCGGCGATAGTACAGTAGTTTGTACTTATGGCGCAGGAGATGGTTTTTATAGAGATGGGCAAGGGTGTGGACGACATACTCACGTTTTTGACGACCTTCATATTAAAACAGAAGGGCAACACACATATACAACTGATACAGACAACTATTTTAACCAACAGTCTCTAAACTATGGCTTTAGTGCCACAGCTGATGCACAAGCTAAAGATTCTAGCCCAAGTAATACACAATTTACAATTACAGTAAAACTTTATGATCCAGACACAGGTGCTAACACACAAGAAAGTAATACTTGGACATTAACTAGTTCATATCAAACTTTTAGTACAACTTTAGATGTTGGAACTAATACATATGGTGCAAACTCACAGATAATAGCAACGTTCCTTGGAATAGATTCTAATTATGATGGGTCAGGCTGGGATACAGATGTACAAAACTTTAACCTTAGTATGACTTATGATGTACTAGAATCAGTAGTAGAAACAATTAATCAAACTATTGTAACTTCTGTACAATCTGCTATAGACACATTAGAAAGCCAAACACAATTAATTTATAATCCAATTATACAACCTGGTACAGATACAACTACAACTATTACACAACCAACTCAAGAGTCGTTTGAAGTAGAAATAGCTGATGACAGCGGCGGCGGTGTTAATTTAGAATTTACTGTTGAGATTGATGAAACAGCTAACGTGGCAAACGTTGAGATGGCTTCAACAAACTTAGAAACAGGTGTAGTTACAATTGATGAAGTTGCATCAATAAGTTTAGATTTTAGTGCTGACTCAGGTGGAACAACTGAAGTAGTTAATGTTGCAGAAGTTGAAGCATCAGTAGGCGGAGCAATTGAAAGTGCAGTTGCAGAAGCTACTACTGAAAGTTCAGCATCAGCAACAACTGAAACAACTGAAACAACTGAAGCTACAACAGAAGCTACTACTGAAACAGAAACAACTGAAACAGCAGAAGCTGAAACAGAAACAACTGAAACAGCATCAACAACTGAAACAGAAACAGAAGCAACAGAAGAAACATCAAGTAGCGAAACTAAAACTGCTGACTCTAAGTCAAAGTCTAAGTCTAAAACTAAAGTAGCTAAGAAAGAAATGACAAAGGAAGAAAAGATAAAAGAACAAGTTGATAAGGCTAAACAGAAGATAGCTAGAAAGATTTTAATGGCTATGGCTGATACTTATAATGCTATTAACGAAGCAACTAAGATAGCACTTATGGCTAGTTTGACAGATACAGAATCATTTAAAGCATATCAAAAGAAAAACAATGAAGACTTAGCTAATTGGTATAGTGATTTACAAGTATATGAAGACATGCCACAGTTAATAGATCCTGCGGCACAACTATATGAGTTAGCTTCAGATAAAATAATGAACGAAATGATAGACGAACAATATAAGAAATAAAGGAGGGCAAAATGGCAGAGATAGAGTATAAAGGAATTAAAGTAGGGGGCAGTAAGCTCTTAATAGTTATACCATTGATTGGTACTATTATGGGTGGCCTATGGGGAGGCTTCGAACTCTTTAATAGATATCAAATGATGGAAGCAAAGATTAACAAATATGTTGCTCCAGATCTTTCAGACTTTGATAAACGCATAGCATTAATTGAAGGAAAGCTAGTAGAAATACAAGAGTCAGTTATAACTGCTAGAGATTATACACGTGATATTAAAATAGATCTTAAAGAGGATCTAGATTATGTAACAAACCTAACTGAAGATTCAAACAAAGAAACAAAGTTATTAGATAGAGAGTTACGTGCTGATATCAATGCAAGTGTTAAAGATATTAAAGCTCAAATGAAAACAGT